GGGCAAACCTTCCGGCCCGTAGGGATAGCCCGCGCTCGCCATGCCTGAGAGCGTGCAAATCTCGTTCTCAATGATGAAGTCGCGGATCGTCTCAATGATCTGCGGTGAAAACTGGCTGATGGCGGTAAAGCCGTGGTCCACCACGTCTGCTACTGAGAACGCTTTGTTAATGCGCAGGCTGTAGTCGGGGCAGTGCCCGGTTGCGCTCTTCGTCGCCACTGAAAAGAGGACTTCGTCCGCAAATACACCGGCAACGTGAGCGTCACAGGCCGCGGGGTCGATATTGGACAGCAGGTCGTAACTCGCACGGTGCAGCCATTCAGGTCGATCTGGTGCAGGGTAATACTGACCGAACTGGTAAAGGCCCTCTCGTCCGATGTAGAAATGGGTATCATGCGCGTTAATGAGGGTGTTGGGGTAGGCGAGACACCCTTTGAATTCGTCCTTCTCTCCGTTGTAGACCCTGCGGAAGTCAAAGGACTGGTCCCCGCCGACCGCTATCATCTCCCAAATCCCGTGCGTTGTGTAGATCAGGAACGAGTTGCCGATGGGCATGCCGGCAAGAATCGTCTCGTAGGTGAACAGGTCCTTAAACCCGGTGATCGAGGAAAGCACAGCCGGATCGAAGCCCGTCGGGTTGTCGAAGTCTGACCACACCAGCCGGTAAGAAACCCGCTCCTGGTCCATGGTCACGTCCGCCAGGAACACCACGCTTTTCCACTGCCAAATAACCTTGGCCTGGGTCAGAGCGATAATGTCGAGGTCCGGCACGTCGTAGAGGAACTTGCCGGTGATTGGGTCCGCGGCCTGCTCGAGCCTGAGGTATTTGACCTTATCAAAGTTATTGGTCAAAAGAACGTAGTCCCCCTGCTGAGCCGCCTTGAACCTCGGGGCCATTGCGTCCTGGCTGAACGTCCCGCCAAACCCTCCGCCCAGGATCCGGTAATTGCCGGAGAAGGCGTTAAGCTGCGCTACGGTCTGCTGAGTCCCAATAATCAGCGATCGCACGCCAAGCGTACTGATCGCCTCGAAGAGAAGCGTAACCGGCTGGCGCCCGCCTGCGTGCGACAAGCTCAATAGCTGATCGTGAAAGTCCGAGTTGTTGTAATTGCCGGTGCTGAGCAGCTTCTCGAATCCGGACCCCCGCCTTAACTTGCCTTGTCCCGTGCATTGGAAGTTTTGCCGCATGCGGAGGGCATCCGCTGCTAACTGGTCAGGGGAGCTTCTCAGGTCGAGAGCTCCGGTGATTGGACTAAGCGGTCTGATTGGCTGAGGCATGGCTCAACAAACGATATACACGTAGCAAGGGAACCCTGGCGGAATGATGTCGAACGGCGTGCCGATACCATTCCCGGCCGATCCCGCTCCGACCGTGCCAGTCGGTTGGGTTGCCCCGTCGGCCTGCTGCGCTGAATCTCCCGTAGCCGGCGTGAACACTGTCGTATCGATCGTCCCGTGCTGAACCTTGAGGGCATGAACCGGATGAGTGTGAGACGGGAGATTCGTGACGATTAAACTCGCCTGGTCCACTCCGACGGCGGTGCCGGCCACGCATGAACCTGCGTGGGTAAAGTTGCCAACGCCAACCGGGAACCGCGCGCGACAATCCGGAATGGTGAAGTTTCCGCCGCTCGCCGGACCGTAGATGGTCCCCAGGGCCGTAGACAGGGCAGGATAAGTTGCCTGCGGTATCGTCTGCCGGCCATCGCAAAGCAGCTTCGTGCCGTCCTCCGGAAGAACTACAGCCGAGAAAATGTAAGAGCCGGTTGGAAGCGCGAGATTGACAGCGGCCTTGCTCGGGTTGCCGCTCGAGTCAAAGGCGTAATTGATGAACTGGTAGAACAATACCGGGAGCTTGAGCAGCGCATTGAGGAAGTTCCCGCAAAGGGTAGACGTCGGGTCAGGTATCAGTGCCTTGGCGTCGTTAGGTGTGAATGGCAGACTCATATAGGCGCCCTTCTACGCCGTCGGGGGGTGAAAGTCGAGAGCGCTTTCTCAGAAGTTGATTGTGATCGCGTAGAAGAAGCCCATCTGCCAGGTCCCGGTCCAAATGGTTACGCCCTGCACTTTGATAAAGGCACTCGCAGGCGCGAAGCCTGGAGACGTGCCCCCTGTAACCGTGTTTATGAGAGCGAACGTGCCAGGAGGGATTGGCGTTGGACCGCTTCCGGTCAAGAATGGGCTCCCTCCCACCCAAAGAACAAAGTCCGTCGCCCCGTAGGTATCTGGACCGTTGTTTGTGACCGTAACCTCAGTCGCCCATACCGGGTCGCCAGGATGCAGCGTCGGGGTTACGACAACCGTGAACTTGGGTCCCGGCGCCGGACTCACAGTCGCCGGCTCAACCTTCCGGCTATCCTTCACTGCCGGCAGGACGAGGGGATCCGGACTGGCGTTTACGTTTGGCAGGTTCACGGCTTTGAAAGCTCGAGCGTGTCTATCAGTTCGCCGTCCTTGGTCCAAAACTCCGCTACAAGGCTCTTGTCCTTGGTGTTTATCCGGAGCGCTCCTGGTTTGGCGGCGTAGGTGCTTTTGGTGTTTGCCGTGGCGTAAATGCCGATCGGCTCAACCGGTTCGAGTCCTCCGAGCCCGTCATTGATGACCGGCAGGCCGGAGATATCCAGGCGTTCATAATTCAACGCCTGGCCGCATATCACGAGGTCGGCGCCCCAGCTCTTGAACGGCCATTGCAGGTTCGCGTCGGAGTAGAGTGAACCCCATGGAGCGTGATACATGACAACGATCTTCCAGGATGTGGTCGCCAGGGCGAGCTGCGCCTGGAGCCATGCCCCTTGCGTGCTGCCGGACGTGTTCCCGTCGGGCTCGTTCACTGCCGAATCGATGAAAAACAAAGAGACGTCCCCAATCACAACCGAGTAATACCGCCGGTTGCCTCCAAGCGGGAAGAACCCCTCGTAGGTCCTGAGGTTGTCGAAATCCCAATCTTGTTGGGATGGCGCGGGCCATAGAGCGTTCCCGTCCTCAGCCCCCGGGCCCTTGTTACCGGGGTAGGGGTCCATGTAATCATGAAACTGGTCCCCGGCCGTCGCGTCGTAGTCGGTGTTTACGTCGTCAATGAATCGGGTCCCAAGCACGGCGTACGGTCCCCAGTTGCGCATGAGCCGGCCAACGTCGTCGATGTTCTCCCCTGGCGGGGTCATGTTGCCGCAATGCGCCAGGACAAGGTTAGTGACGCCAACAATCGGCGCGTCATCGGCAATCTCCGAGCAGATCCGGTTGCGCTCATACTGCTGCGGATACTCGTTCCGAACCTGCTGGCGCTCGTTGCACTCGTGGATGAGGTCCGCGAGGGCCTCGTCGAAGCTGCCGGTCTTGGACGTGTTGTGGTAGGCCTGAGAGTCTTGCAGGCTCCCGTAATCGCGCTCGTGGCAGTATTGGACGTACAGCTTGACCGCTTTGCGATAGTTCTGCTCCGGGTTGATGAGGTCGAGGTCCTCCCAAGCCAGCTTAATCCCGCGCCACTCAACGACCACCATCTCGTTGCTTTGGATCCAGGGAGCAATATAGAGGTTCTTCTGATACTGCGCCCATACCCCCGTCCTGGACCGGCCGTACAGGCTATCGTTGTTGGGGTCCGAATTCATGAACCCAACGGCCAGCTTGCCGGCCTTGGTCATGTCGGGCAGCGGGAAGAGGTAAAGGTTGCGAGCCCAAGACTCCGGCCAGGGCCAGGAGCGGTTCTGAATGTAAACCGGGTCGGTGTAGTCCTCGTTGGCAACGGTGAATACCCGCTGGATAATGCCGCGCGGGGCCTCAAACACCGTCATTCCGTTCTTGAAGAAAGTCTTGTTGAAGCGAAAGACGTCGACGTTGTCGTCCCGTTCGCACAGAGGGACCCACTTGGCAATTTCCGCGAATGCCTCCTGGAAATGCTCGTCGTGTGCCGTTACCAGGTTCTCAGGCTCACCGCTGGCCCAAATCTGGTTGCGGATTTCAGTCTTTAGTTGGAGGACGGTTTTTGTCCTGTCTCGGCTCATTGGTTCGCTCCTGGAAAGTTGGTAAGGGCGAAATCCCCAAACCGCTTTCTGGCTTCCGAGTCGTAGGCAAGTGCCGCCGTCCGCTCGTCCTTGAAGTGGCCCAGGTGAATGCTCTTCCCGTTTTGCCTAATGCCGGCCCTGAAAATACGTTTTGACTGTATCCAGCTTACGCCCTTGTAGCGGCTAGATCCGGGGGCGCGCTTTCTCCGGTTGCCTTGGTTCTGATTGCGGGTGCAGGGCCGGAGGTTGGACCGCCAGTTGTGAAGGCCGTCGCCGTCCGCGTGGTCTACATTCGGAAGCCCTATCCTTCCCGCTATTACCTTGTGCATCATCACCCCTCGGCCCCGTCGAGCGTACCAGATTTCTCCATGTGCCCATCGCGTCCTGAGCACGTGCCACTTCCACTTACTGAGGAATTCAAAGTCCTCATCGTCTACGATGGCTACTTTGCCCTGGGTGAGCTGGATTTCCTTCATTTCTCCGGCGGCTTGTTCTTGGGGCGCGGGGCATTTCGCTTTCCTAGGTTAGGTTTGAACTCCTCGGGAGCCGGTGCGGACCCTTCAGGCGTCGTTGCCTTGGGTGCCGACCCATTTGCAGGACTCTCCATTCGAATCGGAACTTCGTGGCGAGGCAGGATATCGCTCCGACCTTTAACAGCGAGAGCATCCAGGGCGTCCCCACCAGCCTGCGCGCTTATTTCGCGATTTACGAGCCCCAGACCCGCCGATCTTGATAACTCCTCCCGCCAGGGACTCAACAACCTCGGCTTCGTCGTTTTTTTTTCGGCGTAATCACGCACGTATTCCTCTTCGCTTATCTCGGTGATCCCGCCCCTCTGCTCTCGGATGAGCCGGAGCAGCTCATTAGTTACGGCCTCGTCGGGGTTGTGGTAATACCCAAGAACGTGGTCCAGGGTGTCGAAGGTGATTGCGAGGGCAGTGCCGTTGATATTGATGTGCGCTGCCGTGCCTGGGGTCAGTTTCTTGAAGTATCTATTCGCCATGGGCGCCACTGTTACCGCCGGAGGGCTCGAATTGGAAGTAAAAAAGGCCTCCCGCTTTCCTATACGGGAGGCCTAACCAAAACAAAACCGAATGAACGGGCCAAAAATAGCGCGGGGCCGGCCCAAGATCAAGCCAGCCCCGCAATGGTTTCCAGCAAACCAGCCCCGTCTACTATCGTTGCTTAGTAGAGGTTCTGGTAACTCGGATTGGCCGTCAGACCCACCGTTGTCGGAGGTCCAGCCGCCACGCCCATGATCCAAACGGAGTTGGCAGGGCACTCAACGATGGCGGTGCACGTTTCGCTGATCAGCGTAATTTCTTCCGTGATGTTTTCCATCGTGCAGGCGAACGTAGGATCGATTCTGGCCAACTGCTCAATCTCACCGAGGGTTCGCACCTTTCGGTTAGTGGCAATCATGCCGGGGTAGATCGTCCCGCCCTTGGGACCGGGCTTGCCGATATCCAGGATCAGCATCATGCGGCCCGCTGAGTCGATATTCTCAGTGATGAAGGCGTTGAGGATATCGTCAAAGAACTCGTGGGTCACAATGGCGATGCTCAGGCCAGCCGGGTATTTCACCTTGTACTTCCGCCAATAGAAGCCGAGCTCGTTGGAGCCCTCTTCGATGTTGATACGGACGATGTCGCCGTATTCCTTGCGGTAGTAGCTGATGACTGCGGTTTCGAAGTCCGCCGCCGTCTGATTGTCCGTGAAGATATCAATGACGTCGACCGGCTTACCTTGGCTCTTGCGAGCACGCATGATCCGGTAAATCTCGCTCAGCAACTCGTAGAAGTTGAGGCTCTGATTTTGGAGGTCGCGAACGCGGTCGCAGGCCAGGAGCTGCTCGAACACGCCGACCATGTTGGCGCGGTAGGCAATGATTTTGCCACCGGTGCCAGGGTCAACACTGCCGCCCGAGACGGTCAGGATTTGCTCGAGGTTCTGCCAGTTGGCAAGGGTCTGGTTGG